ATCAGGTAAAGCTGACGGTCTTTGCCATGTTGCCTTACGTTCTGATTTTTCTCTTGTGTCTTCTGTGCGTGAATCTCTATTAGCCATTTAATGATTCCTTCAATAATTGTTGCGCATATTGTTCAGGGGTAAGCCCAAGCCTCTTTGCGAGAGAGATCTGGGTAGAGGTTAATTGCACCTTGCGTGGTTTTTTTGCACTTCGATTAACCGGGGCAACCACGTTACCAGCAGTGCGTTGAGGTGCTTCTACCTCTTCTGTCTCAACACTCTGCTTGTCTTCTTTATCATCTGATGTAAAATAGCTTGGGAACGCTTTTCTAAGCGAGCTATCTACTCTTTGATAATACTCATCTGGTTCTAACAATGGATTAATGCCTGCTTTTACTAACTTAGCATGAATACCATGGGCATATCCTGTCATCTCTTCATATCCATCTTTGTTAAACCAATCATTTCTTTCAAGCCACTCTTTATCTTTTCCGGTTGGCTCTTTAACTTTTGGGGTAGCCGACTCCTGTGGAGGAACATCAGAAATCGGCTGGGTTCTTACCTGTGGTTTATAATTATCAACTCTATATTTTTCATTCTGTATATTACTTAATTTTTCTTGCGCCTCTACCAATTTATCAGGATCACCTGACTCATAGGCTTCTTTGTATTCTTGTTTTGCTTTTGCAAGCTGCGCATCAACCCTGCCTTTTGCTTGCTCTACAAGAACACTTTCCCCTTCGTCTAAGGTTTTTCTTAACTTTTTATTTTCTTCTACGAGTCTCTGTGCATGAGCTACAGCCTCATCACTTGTTCTTTTGGCTTCTTCTTTTTGCCTTCTTTCTTCGTGATACTCGTATTTAAGTTGCTTAATTCTTTTTTGTACATCACCTTTATATCCCCTTATCTCATCTTCATCGGGTATATCAGGCTCTTTGTTCTCTGCTCTTTTTGGTCTATTTCTGTCTTCCTCAGGCGTATCGTCTACAACCTCAATCTCAACAGGATCTTGATTTAATGCTATAGGCTGTTCTTTTGTCTGCTCTATATTATCGTCTATCTGAACTTCTTGTTCTAATTTTTCTGCTGTATTTTCCATTATGCCCTCGTATATTCTCTAGGATCATCAACGACAGCCTCTACTGTGTCATCGTTAATTAGTCTAAATTCTTCGCCTCTTAGTTTAAATCTTGTCCCAGAATAAGATCTGAAAATAACAAAATCACCTTCCTTACAGTATGGTCCATCAGGAAACTTCTCTGCATCTTTGTACGCAGCTTCTCCCAATGCGATAACCAAACCTATAATAGATGCGGTCTGTTCTAATCCTTTTAACTTATCTGGAATAATAACACCGCCTTGAGTTTTTTCTTCTAACTTAGGTATTGCTATTAATAATTTATAACCTTTTGGCTCTGGTAATTTACGAGTGGTATCTTCGTCTAGTTCTATCTTTTCTGCAGAGTACATCTCTGATCCTTTTGCAGTGATTTAGGTTCACAGTCACCTTGCAGGCTTTAACGCCTGAATATCGTTATTTTAAATATACACAACTATTGACAAGTTGGGAACCCCTAATCGTCAATAAATCTTTTTTCAGTCTCTTGCAACAGTTCTCTAGCAATGGACAATCCTTCGATTTTTCCGACAAGTCTTTGATATTCCTCGAAATTACTAGGTCTGCCGGATGATAAATGGTCAGTGACAGCATCCATTTCCTCCTGAATTTTTTTTATTACAGGTGTGTATATAGTTTCATTTCTACTCATTCTGTAACTGCTTTGCTGCTTCCATCACCAACTTTGCTTCTTCTTTTTGATCTTTAGAAGCATCTGTTGCCAACTTAGCTGCAATCCTCACACCTTCTCTTCTATCTTCTGATTCTAATCTTTCTGTTTGAATTTTTTCATTGTTTTTTGCTTTCATCGCATCAAGTTCTAATTTAGCTAAATCCATCTGTTTTTTATGTTCTAGCTCGTCTTCTTTAATTTTTAGTTCTCTTTGCTGTATTTGGGTCAAAGGATCTTGTTGTTGCTTTAGAGCCTCTTGCTGTTGCATTTCTGCAGTGTTTTGCTGCAATAGCTTTTCCGCAGCTTGCGCAGTGATTCTTGAAAGCTCTTCTTCTGTATCTTCTGGAAGTGGCTTTTCCTCGTTAGGCATTGCGACACCAAGATTCTTTTCTATTTCTTTTCTATACTGAAATGCCACATGCTCTGTAATATGTGCTGACAAGGCTGCCTGTATGGCTCCTGCAAAAGGCGATTGCCCTACAATTTCTTTAATCTTTGGATCGTTTGCCGCTGCCATGTGAACCTTAATGTGTGCCTCGTGATCTTGATACTTAAACGCTTTTACTGGCTCTTGTTTTAACATTGCCATGTTCTCTGTTACTGGATCTGATGGTTTAATATCATCTGGTAACTTGATGATTTCTTTAGCGTCTTGTATTCCAAGAACTTCTAACATCTGTCTGTGAAGTTTGCCCATATCATAAAGCTGTGGCGCTTGTTGAGCTAACTGAAGAGCAGCCTGATATTGCATTACCCTTTGTGACATTGTGGCTGCATTAGGATCTGACACAGGTATAACATCAACTCTGTCATCAAAATCTTTTGTTCTATCAAAGTCACCCTCCATCTCATAAGCGTATACGCTGCCCATGTAGTCACGAATAACATTTGATAATAATCTTAACTCATTTTTTAAGGCTGCGTGTAGCCTAGCCTGAACGCCAGACATAACTTTCATGGATCTTTCCATGAGGGCAAGAGTTGTTCCTACTGGCGCTTGGGCGTTGATGTCTCCGACTTGTATATCTGCAACGGAGCCAATCCTTCTCCCCTCATCAACGATATTTCCGAGCAACTGGTACAAGACCGAGCTTGGTTCTTTGTAAGGTATGAAAGTAATAGCGTCACGAATTGCACCACCCGGGACATCAACGTCACGGAACTCACCCGGCATGAGAGGTGAATCATCCCCTTTGATACGAAGACCCCTAGCTTTAAGACCAGCCGGTAAATTAGAGAGCGTACCTGCATCGATGAGTTGCCTGAGTATTGAGGTTGCGCTTTTTGCGAGTCCCCCGATGAGGTGTATAAGTCCTGTACCGTAAAAGCCCAACCCGGGGAGGTACCTATAGTGGACAAAGTATTGTCGCTTTCTTTTCTTTTTATCGTCTTCATAATAATTTCTCCTTATAGACAAAATAGTTCTTGAAGATTTATCTAGTGTGATAACGTATGGTCTAGCTATACCGTCTTCTTCTTCAAAAGGTTCTGGCATTTCCATCTCTACATGCATTTCAAGAAGTGTGTGTCTATCGTCATCTTCTATCGTAGCTGACTCTCCGTCTAGCTCGTCATACTTTTCTTGTATGTCTGACATATCTGGCTCAGGGTCAGGTAATTCTATATCTCTGTAAAAACCATTATCTTGTAATTTTGCTATGTCATTTGATGATTTTTTCATAACATGAGTGTATCTCTCGCATGTCATTAAATCAGATGCACCATAGGAAACAACAAAGTCTTCTGCTGGTACAAACATAGCACATGGTCTTTCCATTATAGGATCATAATAAACTTTTTTAAACGCAGATCCTGCCAAAGGTAATTTAAAAAGCATCTGCTCTGTCTCATCACGATACTCTGTCATTTCTTCTGTAAGCAGATAATTCATCTCGTTTTCTACTCGTGCAGCCTGCTCTGTTTTCTCAACAGACATCTTTCCAACTATCTTTGTTCTAACAGGACCAGATGCAGGAAATATCTCTCCCATAGCCTGTGCTTGAAATCTAACTATTGATTCTGTAAGTATTGGATGAAAGACACCGGATGAGCCTGCCCAAGGCTGTTGTCTTTCCTCTATCTTCATACCAAGAAGATCTAAGCCTTTCACATAGCTTTTTGCCCATTCACTTCTTGATTGCCTGTCTGAATTAAAACTGGATATTAATTCGCCTGCCATAGCCTGCAGGTCACTCTCTTCTATTTGTTCTGCCAAGTTTGAATCAAATCCACCTGACATAATTTCTTCTACTTGTTCTCCCGTAAAATCTATTATCATGCCACCATCTTCTGTTTCTATAGATACAGAATCAGGATTCTCAACTTCTATGCTTACATCAGGTTCTGCCATTTCTTTAAATGTAGTAGCTGGTGTCATAACTTTTTCTATAGCCATGATAATCTCCTATTTCATTCTTTCTAAAATTCTATCTATCTTCTCTTCTAGTCTGTTGATTGCAACAGTGACATCATCACGCTTTGCATAATCTTCTCTAGTTTTATTTAATAAGATATCAATTCTTTTAATTTCTCTTGATTGTGTTGCCAAGAACCATCCTCCACCTAATACGATTATACCCATCAACCCATCGATTATATGCACCATATCCATTAGTAATACTCCACAGGTCTTCTGTATTTAGGTTCATCATCCCAATCATCCATTGCGGTCCTTATCCAACCACCTTGTCTGAATCTTAACAGTGCCTGTGTAGTGGAGTCAACCAAGTCATCGTGATCTCCTGTAGGAAATGATGCACATTCCTCTATCACTTCATCGGCCCACCTAGTGGGTGGACACCAGATAACACCACTAGCAAACAAGTCTGTTACACTGTTAACTCTTGCTATCTTATCCTGTCCACGGCTCGGTGTAAACTCCGTAACTGGTATTCCCATTGCTCTTAGCTCAAAAATTAAGGGAGATCCTGCTGCTTTTGCCTCAATAATCATTTGGTCTGGCTCGTATTCCCAGTATTTTTCGTATGCTGCACGTTTTAAATCAGGAAATTCCAATTTTTCTTTAAATGCATCGAGTAATATTAGATTTGGCCTGTCTGCACCATCGTCATCCGGCAAATAAAAGATACCCCAAGTAGTACAAGCACTATAATCTGCCCTTTGTGTCTTTAAAAACGCTGTATCCCATGATTGTATTATGGATTCACATGGCGGAAGGTCATCTTTTTCCCATTCTTGCCACCATTCACGCTTAATCAGCGCCCCTTCCTCTGATGTGGGGTCCTGTTGGTACTGTGCATTCCATTTTGCCACTGGTAATTCAGCTCTAAGAGCGTCTAACTCTGATCTTTTCCAAAATTCTGGCCATAAAGTCTTGTTTGACGGTAGTATTGCAGGAAGTTGTATCAATTCCCAATCGTTAGAACCCTCTCTTTCGATAGATTTGTTGATTATCTGTCCTGTTAAATCTCTTTTTGACCATCTTGTCATCACAAGTATGATGGCACCACCCGGTTGCAGTCTCTGTCTAGGACCTGATGTATACCATTCGTAAACTTTGTTATAAACTTCTGGGTTGTAATCTCCCATAGTGGCCTCCTGCTCGGAGTGGGGGTCATCAATTATCAAAATATCAGCACCTTTACCCGTAACTGCACCACCAACACCTATAGCAAAGTAGTCACCACGCTTGTTTGTGTTCCATCTACCTGCCGCTTTACTGTCTGTGGACAACTCTATGCCCGGAAATACATTTTGGAAGTCTTCGTTCTGTATTAAGTTACGAACCTTCCTGCCAAAACCAACAGATAGCTCTGCAGTGTGTGCGGTCTGTATAACTTTCTTTTCCGGATACTTTCCCAAAAACCATGCTGGAAATAAATAACTTGCAAATTCTGACTTGGTATGACGGGGTGGCATGTTGATGATCAGTCTTTTCAAATCACCCCGGGCCACTTTCTCAAATGCCTCTGCCATTATCTCATGGTGCTTGCCATGAATAAAAGACGGCCACATAAGTTTAACAAAAGATAAAAAATTATCTCTTGCGTCTTCTCTTTCTTTTACTGATTCGTATTCTTCTACTAGTGCCAGAATTTCTTTTTGCTTCTCTGGAGGAAGCTCACTAATCTTATCTAGATTATCTTTTAAGATATTAGACAGATCATTCATTATTGCTCCACACTTCAGGAGGCCTGCTCTCTACAATCTTTTTTGCCAACTCAATCATCCACAAACTATCCTCTGTTTCGACTGAAGATGAAACATGTAATACCCTATCACCACTTTCATCAGTAGTCCATCCTATTACCAGAGCATCTTCTAACTCAAATTCTTCTATTATTTTAGGAGATTTTCTGTAATCACTTAAGGTTACAATATTGTCTGACAAATAATTGTTCCTTTACAATATTTATAAATATAATATTTATAAACTTCTATAGGATATTAATAAACTTCTTTAGGATATTTATAAATATTAAAACAATAAATTTTATTTATACTATTTTTCAATAAATTTCAATAAAAAAAGAATCATATAGGCATTTTTTTTTAAAGTTGTCATTATTTTACCTATATTTACCTCTATTACTTTTTAAAAAGGGTACCCCTTTGTTAAATTTTAGTATTTTTATGTGCAAAATCATGTACGTGTGTGTGTAGCCACGGCTGTGTGTCGGGGTGGGTAGGGAGTGGGTGGGGTTATCGACTAACAAAAAAAGTTTAGACCGGACACATTAAAAGAACTTATCGTTCCTAGCTGTAAAGAACTTATCGTAACTAGCTGTAAAAGTTTACGTAACTTTTTATTTAGAAATTATACTGTTTAGCTTGTTCAGTAATTCATTCTCTATTTCTACTGAAGACCTATCACGTTTATCATCAACCTTTAAAACGTCAGTAAATAATCCATGATGCTTTCCAAGTAATTCTAAACCTTTCAGCCGTACTGCATCAGTTACATTTACATCATCAGCCATCTTCTCGATCTTCTGTAAGATTATATCGCTCCTCTTTACGCTGTCCATGCTGTGTAACGTCTGCTTATGCTCTAATAGCTTATTGATAGTTAAGGTTATGTTAATGTCTGCTCTTAGCTTAGATGCCATTGCTCTTAAAGAATTACTCTTAGTTTTTTCAGATACATTATAGTTGTTACGATATGCATCAATATACGTCATATCATTGAATACAATATCCCTACAAAATCCCATTTGCTTTGCTGTCAATTCTGATCCAATAACTTTAGAATTTTTACTCTTATCTTTTTTCGCATTGTTATCACTTACCAATTTTAATTTAGGTTTATTATCTTTTTTGTCTGACATATTTTTATCCTCAAAAGTTTACGTAAAGTTTTAATATCATGTTCCTTAGACCTGCGACCTTTACCAATGATAACACTTTATTATCTTTGTTTGTAGTCTCATTTCGTGAAATATTCATTGCTGTCGATTTAAGAGGCATACAGCACATGTAAGCAGTTTAGGCTATATTGTTACCTAAAAGTAAGTTTCAGCGTTTTTGTTGTCCACCTTGGATTACAGAGTATTTTGGTAAATAATAGTAAATAATAGTAAATAATGTAAACTTTACACTTGTATTCTATGAATTAGTCGTTATATTAATAATTGAAGATACAGCCTCAGTTTGGCATTAAATCCCATCCTCGTGAAAGGGCGAGGTCTTGATGGAAGTAGGCTCTCCTCATGGTAAAAGAAAGGTCAAGGTTTGAGGACTTTGCTTTGTCACGATTGCAAAGAATTTTTGAGATACATTAGAAACCTGTACGACCTTTCAAACAACGATAGTGGGGGCAATTCGGTTGCCCTCTTGTCCTAGACTGTAATGCAATGTGTGTTGCATCTGATGATCTCAAAAGAGTGAAACAGTTAATCAAACAACAATGGAGTTACTTATGTTTAAAAATCACGATATTAGAATAGCAATGAACCTTTTCTCAAAAGATCTTGAGAAATATGGTTGGAGTTTAAATTCCGGTAGCCTTGGAAAAACAATCATGCTTTCACATGATAATTTTCATTACGAGTGTGAAAGTTATGACGAGGTTGTAAAGGTTATGGACATGTTCGATAACTTGCCTCTTGGAAATACTAGAGAGGAATGGCAAGAAAATGCCAAGGTAAAACTTACGAATATAGAAAATGCTAAAAAATTATTAGCTGATTTTCACAAGCCAATAACTTGTAAGTTTGAATACAACATCAAAAAATTAATGGCTAGAGCCTAGCTGATGAGACCTACTGAGGTCGAAACATTGAGCAGTAAATACTGCTCTTTGTCCTAGGATTATTAACCAACTGCAAGAGGAGAACCATTATGCAGAAAACTACTACAATCATTGCTGACGATATCGTTAAGCAATTAGCTAAACAAGAGCAACAGCACAACCTTTTAAAAGGATCTAACAAGCAGAACTCTGCTACTATGAGTGCTATTAGATTGGATCAATTCGCAACTGCAATGATACCAATCAATTCAATACCTAGAACTAAGACCGGTAATATTTCAGAGGATGCGACCAATGAATTATTAACCACGTTTCAAACACGTTGCGATATGACAAAAGGTCAAGCTGATTTGTTCAAAAGAAACTGTGTACTTTTTACAAACAAGCATGACCTACCATCAAGCAATCTTACCAAGACCTACATCTTGGATCTGTTTGCTAAGTTGGATATCAAATCCCAAGCTAGTTTGATTAATCACAACAAAGGAGAGGATGTTAAATCTCCATTGGATACAATCATCGATAAGCTAGTAGGTCTTAAGACTAAGACCGGTAAGCAAAGGGATGGTTTGATTATGACAGCAGAAGAACTTAAAGAGTTCGAGGTCAGACTAAAGAACAGATTTGAGATTGCTGACAAAGGTAGGAAAGCAATTGATGATGCTGAGAAAGAGCAGAAAGTTGTAGACGATACTGTTGAGGCTTTACTTGCTTAATCAAATGCACAAATTGAGGCACGATTTATTTCGTGTCTCTGCTTGTTCATTTGAACAACAACGACAATAACTAGAGGAGATGCCATTGTCACAGAAATACAAAGAATTCATATTCCCTTGGAATTATGAGTGCCGTTTTCCACAGAAAGAAAAAGCTGTGGAGAACTTTATACAAGAGCAGTTACAAGATCTTACTAATGATCAAGTAATTGAAAAAGTGGTACAGCATTATGGATCAGAATACAGAGATCTTGCTGTATCAATAATTAATAAATTTATCAATCAATCTAAATAAGGAGTATCGTTATGCGAATACATGAAATGAGAACAGCAATTAAAAGCTGTATTATGAACAATTGGAGAGTAAGAGCCAATGGGGGCAGTAAGGATAATCTAGTCCATCCTTATGCTGAGAGTGGTGTTGGTCAAGGTAAGACAACATCTGTCAGATCATTGGTTACTGATCCGGATTTATTATCTTTAGCTAAAGAATTATTTGGCTATGACAAAGACAGACTAGGTTTTATTAACTTTAGTTTGGCACAGCTAGATCCTAATGAGTATGCCGGATGGTTAGTACCGGCAAAGGATGGCGAAAGCATGAGGAGATTACGACCTATGTTTGTGCCTACTGAGGGATGTGGAATTATATTTGCTGACGAGGTTGCTCAAGCAAACCAAGTTCTGCACAATCAATTTGGTCAAGCTGTGGATGAACATCGTGTTGGAGATTTTATTATTCCGGATGGATGGGTAATTGTTTCAGCCGGTAATCCTTTGTCTGCAAGAGCCGGATCTAATAAGTTGCCATCACAACTTGCTGATAGATTTGATTTTCTTAATCTTGAGATCAATACTGACGATGTATTAAGTTACTATGCATCCAATAATGTTGATCACAGAATTACATCATGGATTAAGTTTGATGATCAGCATCTGCATAGCTTTGATGTATCAGCAACCGGCAATGCTACACCAAGATCTTGCCAACGTGCCGGTGTTTTAATTGGCATGGATATAGATCACAGCACATTACGAGGTATGTTGAATGGTCAGATTGGCGAGACAGCATCAGCTAGTTTAATGGCTCACATAAAGCTATATGAAAAGCTACCGGATTTTGACAGCATTGTTAAAGATCCTAGCACTACACAAATACCGGAAGATCGTGGTGTTTTATTTGCTTTGTGTGGATCACTAGCTAGTAAGATGAACATGACAAACTGTGCAAGTATCCTAACTTATGTCCAAAGGATACCGGAGCAAGAGTTCATGGCATTTATGCTTAAAGATGCAGTACTAAGAAACAAGACCTTGGTTACTCATCAAGCTATGAAACAAGTATTAGGATCTCAAGGTAACTTGAAAGACCTATTACTTTAAAACTTTATATCTGTGGTACTGCGTACCGGTAGTGCCACAGACAAAAACTTTACGTAAACTTTTATTGGAGACTTTAATGCAGAATTTAAAATTAGAAGATAAGTTCTCAAAGATTAGGATACAGCTACTATGGGATCGTGACGATAAAGGTCATGCTTTTTATGGTGCCGTCTTAGTCAAGATGAAGATTATCGAAAAGAACAGCATCAAGACATTTGCAACTGATGGCAGAGATATATTCTATAACAAAGAATATGCTGAGAGTTTAGATTTCGAGCCACTCAAAGGTGTTGTTGTTCATGAGGTTGGTCATAGATTTCTTATGCACCATACAAGACAGCAAGAACGTGATGCTGAGATTTGGAACATAGCATGTGATTTATCAATGAACCAAGTTCTTGAGAGATCCGGTTTTGTTTTACCAAAAGGTGCTTTGTTTGATCCACAGTTTGATGGATGGATGGCTGAAAAGATTTATAATTTTATATATCCAAAGATCAAAGCTAAACAGAAACAGCAACAGCAACAAGGTCAAGATGGTCAAGGCGATCAATCAGATGATGGCGATCCAACTTGGTTACAGCCACAATCATGGGGCAACATCGAAGATAATGTTACTGAGGGCATGTCTCAAGCTGAGATCAGCGAAGAAGAGGCTGATGTTAAAGAGGAGATATTCCAAGCTGTAAGACAAGCTAAAGAACGTGGAACATTACCGGCAGAGGTCAAGCAAATGGTCAAGGTCATGAAACGTGCTGAGATCAATTGGGAAGACGTTGTTGAGAGACATCTTGAGGGCGATGTTCCTCATAATTACAGCTATCGTAGAATACATAAAAAGTTCTACTACACTCATGAGATGATTGCTCCAACACTTGAGCATATTGGTGTTGGTCATATTGTTGTGGCTGTGGATAGTTCCGGCTCTGTATCAAATAAAGAGTTGCAGTATTTTCTTGGTGGTCTCAATGCTATGGCATTAGATCTTAAACCAAAATCTGTAACTGTAATTACATGCGACAGCAAAATACAGAATGTTATCAAGTACGAGCAAGGCGATGAAATAAAAATGATATCTGCTGATGGTCGTGGTGGTACATGTGTTATGCCGGTGTTCAACTACATCAAAGAAAATGATCTTGAGGTAGACAGCTTTATTTATTTTACTGACATGGGCATACATGATTTTCCTACAGAGGAACAGCCATATCCGGTTCTGTGGGTAAGTACAGACCTACGTGCTGATAATGCACCTATTGGTCAAACAACCTATCTGAAAGTGGCTTAATGCTACTTTTGGATAAAAACAAGGCTCTAGGAACGTCACACAGAGACGAAACGACATGTCTGTGTGTGATTGTACCTAGGGATTTTAACGATGCTGATATAGGAATGTGTGTTCCTACTGATGATTGCGAAAGCATGAAATCAGCCAACTACTATCATTATATGGAGTATTTTATGATACATAATTTTGGAAAAAAACAAGATCCCAAATCTCAAGAGTTTAAGGATCAAAAGGTCTTAAAGCATTATCTCAATTTTTTAAATGAGGGATATAAATCATTTGGACTAAATGAAAGACAAAAAGCTAGTCTAGTAAAAGCCGGATCTAATTATTCATATCATGCAGACGATTTATCTGCTGAAGAAAAAGATTTTGTTTTTATGTTTACCAAGCACAAAGATCATTTTGGTAATCATGGTTTAGACAGCATTTACAATTGTAGTGCTTGGATCAAGCAACACAGAAAGGCTCGTAAAGACAAGTCTGCCATTTACACCAATAAGATTGATGGCAAAAAAGTGTTTCGTAAAGAACGTAATTACAAGCATGGTTTCTTTAATGGTCAAGCTGTTAACAGCAAGTATGCTGTACTCACTAGTGCCTTTGCTACAAAATGGTGGGATGAGAATATGGCTAGAACCAATGTCAAGATTAGTGCTGATGCATTAAGAGCAGAAACAGTTATTAAACCATCTACTGTAGGAAGAGCAGATAATTGGCAGTACTACGAGAGTTTCAATGAGGTCTCTTTGTCTCCATCATGGTTTAAGAATGTCTACATGAAAGGTTTGGCAACCACAATATACAAAAGCAAAACAGCATTTGTTGCTAGTGCCAAGCCTCTCAAAGTTTCTGACAGAATTACAGCTAATGGTCTTGAGGCTTATACTGCTGATATCATTACAAGCCACGATGGTATTATCAGTATGGAAAAAGATCTGTATTATTTGGTTTACCAAACAAAGGCTTGGACAATTGAAGACACAAGGCAAGGTATGGGCAATATACCTTTTAGGGGCAACGACAGAGAAACTGCCCATACTTATAATAATCATAGGTACAATATAGCTGAGACCATAAACTGTGCATCCTCAAACTTTAGAAGAGCAGAGAATGTCATGAGTGGCAGAGTTCAGCGAAACATACTTAATGCAATGGGAGTGTAAAATGGAAGATTTACATACATATTATTATCATGAGCAAAAACAACGTGAGGCATTTAAGAAAAAGTCAATGCTCATAAGAAAAATCAATATTTGGCTGAAAGATGAGATTTCTGATGCCAAATCATGTCATCATGATGACGATGTCGATAGTCGAGAACTTGGTATTCTTAGTGGCAGATTAGAATGTGCAACTAATCTTTTAGAACAGATAAAAGATTGGCAAGAACAACTAAAAGAGTGGCAAGAAGATAAGGAGAAATATAATGGATAAATTAGATAGAATATTATTATTTCTCTTAGGCATTTGTGTTATGCTTATGTCATTAGTTACTTTGTCTGATCCTAATGGATATTATATGCAGAGTGTAGAGGGCATACTGTTTACATTGTTTATAGGATCAATTGGTTTAACCATGATACTTGTAAGTTTTTACAGTATCTATTTTAAAGAATAGGGGGAGAGACCACTCCATAATGTGGGCAAAAGTGGATGCCTTTGGTTTATGCATTAACCATACGTCAATGCTGTACATCCCTAAATACATGTTCCCTCGTATAATTTTAGATAACGTGTATCATGGGCAAAACTGAGGTCTCTTTAAAAATGGTTCAGTTAATGTACGGAAAGCCACAAAAAAAAGGCTCTCAGAGCCTCATACAGAGGGGTTGGCAGACCTCTCTGTATGAAACCTACCAAATTAACCTAGATGCTCTGTACGAAGAGTATTCGCTTATTAAGGGGAAATTCACATGACAACAACATATAGCAAACTAAAAGGTAGATCTAAAGGCTACCGGTATCGTAATTCGATAGTAGATTTACAACGTGAACTCTATCAACGTAATGCTAAAATGACACCAAAAGAATTAGGAATGGATGAAAGATTTGAAGATGATCCTAGAGCCATTCGTGAAATTGATGTTGGAAGAGTAGTTAGAAAACCAACTGAGGTTATTAAAGGAGCAGTTAATTCAATTTATAATAGTAATAATGGCGAATAAATTACTCTTACATCGCCCCCTACAGTAATAGACTAAAACTTTACGTAAAGTTTTCACAAAAAAAGAGCCAATCGAGGAGATGATTGGCTCTTTGTGTGTAGCATAATAGTATATGAGAAATAATACTCACACTTAATTAATAAGTGCCACTAAAGCATTAGTCAACTATTTCCCCAAAATTTATAAAACTTTTCTACGTGATTGCATATAAAATCAAAGTTCCCATCCACAGCAATCCATTCATTTTCCCATTTCGTGATTTCTTCATCGTGTATAATTTTTTTAAAAATTTTATATGCTGTTTTGTTTCCAGTATCTTTTACGTAAGAGAAACAATCCATAACTTTTCTTTTTAGCATCATATGTTTCTCGCTCAATCCCTCGTGTGTAGCCTCGATCCTAGGATTGTAATTTGATGCCCTAACTCCAACAAATCCGGATTTGCAATAATCAGAATAAAGTCTATCCATTATCTTATAATTTGCTAATGATATACTATCATGCATGAGTAGCCGGTCTAAACATGTCTGATCTAATATCTTTATTCTAGCCTTATTAGTATTGCCTACAAACTCTGCTTTTGCAGTATGCTGTCCATCATATACTCTAAACTCATCGTAATTTTTTTTACTTTTTTTAGAAATCGATGTCTTTGTATTCTTTTGGCTCATAATAATTATTATATTGCTTGTCTTTTGGTTTTGGTTTCAACATCTTAGCAACGTCTGATATTGCATCGTATCTAGATGTAAGTTTATCATATTCTAATTCACATTCTCCAATAGCACCAACCCAAGAAAATCTACATTTCCAAACAAGTATTTCTGTAACATTGCTTTCAGATGGATTTGTTCTATGTACAGTTAATCCAACATCTGACTTACTAAAGAAACTTGCAGAACCGGCAATGTCGTAACCTTTTGGTGGTGGCACAGTTCCATCTTCTCTTCTGACCATCTTTGTTGGATGAGCGACAAACCATATATGGATACCATGTGCTTGTGCAAATACTCTAAGTTTTGTTAGCATATCAGATATCCAATCAGTTTCAGACGTAGTGATATCTTTTGCTATATAGTTGTATGGATCTATAACACAACCTCTAATACCAAATCTTAGAACAGCAGTTTTAAGTCTTTCTAATATGCTGTCTAACGTGGACAGCGAACCATCTGCTTGATAGAGAAAACAAAAATTATCTGACACAAACTTTTTGCCACTTTCTAATTCATGTGTAGTCATCCTAGGTGTCATCCCACTAAAGAAAGGTTTGCCAATATACTTGCTGATTAACTTGGCGATATGTATTCTTGGCTCGTTCTCAAAAGAACAAATACCAAATTTCCAACCTTTTTGTTTAGATATGTTTATCATTATTTGATCTACAAATTCTGATTTACCGGAAGATGGATGACCGGTAACAACTGTAAGCTGACCCTCGACTACTGTGTATAAATTATCAACATCTTTGTATCCGGTGCTTGTTCCACTACCAACACCATTTTCAAATATCTCATCTACTTGTTCATAAAAATGTTCTGCATCGTACAAACCTGAAACCGGATATGGTATAGAATTTTTTACAATATCCTTTAATTTATCTATGCCATGCTTTGTTAATATCTCATTTGCATCTTTACAATCCTTTGGATAAACAATTTTAAAACATTTATCTTTGCCAACTCTTCTAGCTATTTCTTCTTCCATAGCTTGTCCAGCTTGATCGTTGTCCATAGCTATTATTATTTTTTTACAAGTGTCTAGCTTTTCTTTTGAGTTCCAAATAAATTTAAATTTATTATCTTCACGAGGATCTATTTTGCCATCAACAACTTTCATGACAGCACCATGTGGTATCGAAATGCTGTTTGTGTAGCCTACTTCCATAAAAGATAGGCAATCCATTTCTCCCTCACAAATTATTATGTCTTCATCTTTATTTATGTTTTCTACGTTATAAAATTTATCTGCTTTACCAAAGCTAGAAAAACCTTTGTCCGGAAAAGATCTTACTTTGGCAAACTGATACCCACCATTGTTGTTTTGATATGGGAAAACCAAACAAGAAACCTCTTTTTTTATTGATCCAATATATTGTTTCGTAAATTTTAAACCGGCTTTTTCTGCTGTCTCTTTAGAGATACCTCTGCTGTTTAAGTATTCTAAGCAATCATTATTTTCTTCAATGCCAATCCATTTATCAGCTACATTCTTATTGATGCTTACAACCTTTTCTTCTTCCACAGATTTTCTCCTCAACATATTGTCATCATTGAATTTTATGCCACCATCTTCCCCACAATGCCAACAGTAATACATAATCACATCATCGTGTACTTTTAACGATAATGTTTTTTGCTCTCTCTTTTTTCTTGTATGGGAACAGAATGGGCATATTGCCTTGTGTTGCCCATCTCCTAATTTGTAGGCAACACTTCTTAGTGAGTGTTTTATCTCCATATTAATCTCCTTGCTACACAATTCATAATTATTTTAAAACAAAGAAATCGTCAACAAAAAAATTTCTAGTATAATATTTATAAATATTCTAAAGAAGTTTATATATATTATTTATATATATATTAATATTTATAAATATTACATACTGCATGTTTTGTTTTGAATTACCTTTCTAAGTTTCTCCCCTAAATATCTAGCCACCACCGGTTTACTAGTTAATATTTCTTTTATTAATTTTTCCATCCTATCAGAGTTTAAAGAACTTAAATCACATACCATGATAAAATCATCTGATACAATCCATTGACCTACAGCAAGTTTTTGTCTTTTGTTTCCAAGGTATGAATCAGAAATCGCTTGGCAAATCACATGTTTCCAAAGTCGAGATTCTGATGTGAGTTCGTGGTGCGTTTCTGTCCAATCCCCAATAAACGATTTTTTGTTTGACTTGTCTGTCATTAACATAAATTTTTCCTTGCATACAATCTAGAACAACACTCTCGTCTAGATCCGGTCTTCTTGATGCATAGTATATAATTAACTCTACTTTCACATTTGTTTCAATAAGATTTTCTAATTGAGGGCATTGCTCTGCGAAACTCTTTTCATAATCCCTAGCTTTTTGAGATTTTATGAGTGCCATTCTTTTACCAAAATGCACTATTTTTCTTGAATTTCCTTTGGATGCCGGTTCTCCATAAACTATGAAATTAAATTTTTTGTTTATATTTATTGACATTATTTTACCTATATATATATTTATAGTAGCATAATAGGAGATTAATATGAAAATTACCAATAAGTTTGGTATGCCACAACCTTTCGTAGACTTTGCCATAAACGACAAATACAGTAAAGGTAAAGCTGACATATCAGTAACGTCATTAATCGATAGTCCAAGAGTTAGAATAATGAAAGATGTCTACAAAGAAGACATCGAAATAGATGCTGTTGACATGGTTTGGGCATTATTTGGAACTGCTGTACATTCAGTTTTAGAACAATCAAATCCATCAAAAGATATAATCACAGAGGAGAGATTATACTCTAAATTAAATGGTTGGATTATATCCGGTGCTTTGGATAGGCAAGAAATAGTAGATGGAGTTTCAACGATAATTGATTACAAGGTTACATCTGTTTGGTCAGTTATTTATGGAAAGATAGAGTGGGAAAGACAGCTTAATTGTTATGCTTGGCTGTGCAGAGACAAACACAAATTTACTCAGCATAAAGTTGGTGCTTTAAAAATATGTGCAATCCTCAGAGATTGGAACAGAAGAGATGCTGAGAAAAAAGAGAACTACCCTCAAGCACCAATAGTATTTGTTGATATACCTATGTGGGATGATGAGGTGGCACACAAATACGTATCTGATAGATTATCACTACATCAAGAGGCTCAAGTTAATTATGACTTAAACGAAGAACTTCCATTTTGTTCTGATGAAGAGACATGGAAGAAAAATGATACTTGGGCAGTAAAGAAAAAAGGTCAGAAAAGAGCCATCAGAGTTTTGGATAGTGAGGAAGAGGCTAATCAATATATTGGTTGGCACAATGAAACTGACAAAGCTTATACCAAAAAAACAGATTTAGAACTAGAGTTTCGTAGTGGCGAGTACACACGTTGTGGCAACTATTGTTCAGTTGCTGATTTTTGTAATCAATATAAGGAGAGAATAAAATGAAAGAACAAAAAACAAAAAAAGTAGTTAGAAAAGTTAAGAAAAGTGGCTTTGTTAAATTAAAGCCAAAGATATCCGGAATGAGAGAAAAGGATAAATCTTTAATTGCTGATCACATAGAAATGGCTACTAACAAGGGCAAACCTATAAAACAGTTTTTTTTGATTAGATGGTTTAATTATGTAGGCAAAAAATACAACGAGTTCGTTGATAGAATGTTTGGTATGTAAGATGAGTGATAGAATTGATTTATGTTACTTGCCAACTAGAGGATTGTGCAGAATAAACGAGGTTTTAGATGAAAGTTTTTTTCCACAGAACAAGGGCGATATCATTACACAAGAATTGATAACCTATGAAAGAGTGGATGCCGGAATAAAGAAAACTACATTCCAAAGAAATTTTCTTAAGACCTCACATTATGACAGCACAAAGACAGAAATATTTTCTACAGAGGAGAAAGGTTAGTAGATGAAAAGTGATATACCGGAAAAGGTAGCAGATACCTTGAGAGAAATAGGCATGACACCAAAACAAGCCGGTTGGAATTGTCATGGTACTTACGTGTTATTGCATAAAGCATTGGAAAAAGTTGCTGTACACAGAAAAATAGTTTTTAAAGAGCCAACAATTTTAGAATGTAATTCTGAAAAAAAAGTTGTCAGTTTACTTGTCACCGGAACTATGGGAGACAAATCAGAATGGTCTATTGGAGAGGCATCTCCATCCAATAATAAGAATAGCTATCCATATGCTATGGCTGAAAAGAGAGCCAAAGATAGAGTTATCTTAAAGTTAGTTGGTCTTCATGGCGATGTGTATGCAGAAGATGAGGCAGATGCATTTAAAGAAGAAAGACCGGATGAAATTAAAGGTGGAACTTTGGACAATGGATCTGAAGAAGAAGAAAAGACTATAGGTGTTACAGATATCAAAACAGAAAAAGTTCAATACATATCTACAAAAAAAGGTGCTGAAGAGGTCAAAGAAATATTCTTAACTTTCATGCCGGACACCAACATTGATGAACTCAGAAGTTTTAAAAATTCTAATGCAAAGGCTTTGACAGCACTAAAAGAATTTGACCCTAATGTTTTTGGAGAGGTCTCCAAGGCTTTTATAGAGAGGGCAGATAAACTCAAATCACAACAAAAGGAGAGTTGAATGAGTGAAGAAAAAAAAGAGTATCCACCTAGTGGAACTTTGTTTATGAGTAAAAATAAGAGATCTGATAGATCTCCGGATTACACCGGTCAATTTGAATTGTCATACGATGTAATAGAAGACTTAGTAAGACAAATGAAAGATGGTGTAAAGAAACCTCAATTTAATATATCCGGTTGGAAGAAATACAGTAACAAAACCGGAACATCATTTTTATCTTTGAGGGCAAACATATATGATCCACCTAATAAAGATGAAGAGAAAAAAGAAGAAAAGCCAAAAGAAGACTTTTCTGCACTAGAAGAAATAACATTTTAAAGGAGATTGTAATGGATGATATTTCAACAAAAACAGATGTGCCTAACGTGAGTTTCGAGGCTGTCAAAACATCTATGATGCAAGATAAAAACGGAACTAACATAAGACTTACCATACATCCAAACGATGTTCCGGCTGAGTTACACAAGGATTGGGTTGGCTCTAGGTACATGGTTGTTATGGTCAAGTTAAAAGAAGATGGTACTCCGGATAAGGGGGATGAAAATGCCACGATTGAGACTTAGTGAAGATGCATTGGATGGTGCAGAATATTTAACAACTGATGGTTTGGCTAAATTGTTTATGGTAACTAGACAATCTATAAGCAAACTAACAAATGATAAGGAACGTAACTTCCCAAAGCCATTTCCTCTTTGGAAAACAGACAAGCGAGAAAAGCATGTTTGGAGTAAAAAAGAGGTTATAGAATGGCTTGAGAAACAAAGAAGTGAAAAAGTTACGTAAAGTTATGCCTAGGAAAAAATACGAATCGGAAGATAACCTAGACAAAGAAAAAAATGTTTTAAGGCACATGTCAGTAAAATGGGATGTGTCTTATTCTAAGTTACCAATATCCTATAAATTAGATTATGCCATGTACAGAGATGAAAAGCTGTTGGGTTTTGCAGAAGTAAAATGCAGACAGAACTCAGTACATGATTTCTCAACTTACATAATATCTTTGTCTAAGGTAATTAAAGCCAGACGTCTGGCATCTGTTACCGGAACAAAATCTGTTTTAATTGTGAGTTGGTCTGATGCTACCGGTTGGATAAATTTCTTTTCAGACTTTGATGTTAAGCAAGGTGGTAGGTCAGATAGAGATGATTGGCAAGATCAAGAGCCGGTTTGCCACTTTGATGTTAAAGATTTTAAAATAATTTCACACTCTGATTTGTCGGCAGCCGAATAAAGGACAGACATGAAAATTGATAAAAAAGTAGAGAACATGCCATGCAAAGTGAATGGAGCTAAACAAAATCTCAATGGCTATATTATTTCTTCTATTGGCTATACTGAAGAAGAAATATCCAAACAAATTAAACTAAATCACTTAGCAAAGCATTTAAGGGATCTAGCAGACAAGCTAGAGAGCCAAACTGATTTTAATAAAGACTTAGATAGTTTTTTGGTTAGGAACTCTTTAGATATGAATTTGACCCAAAAGAAAGCAAAGAACGATGCAGAAGAAAGGTTTAAAAACAAAGCTAGTAACAGATTAAATGC